CAGATAGAAACATCTTATCTAAGCAAGATGTTATGTCTGTTGATTATCATAGTGCTTATCACATCATGGGTACTAAGTGGGGATCTGCTTCTGACAACCCAACAAATGCTCAGTTAATGGATTCTAACAACTGGTCTGCTACATACGATGTAGATTTAGTTCCTGTTGTTGAGATGATCGTCAACACACCACTTGATACTTCTACTATTGCGTAATAGTATTTCAAAGTGGTCATCAAAAACCTCATCAATTATTGGTGGGGTTTTTTCTTTACGCTACAATAAAACTAAATTACTTTATTAATCGTGGCAGCCACTATAAACGCAACAATAAAAGGAGAAAATGCTAATAGCTACGTTACTTTATCTGAAGCTAACGACTATTTCGATACTTCTCCAGATTCTTCTACTTGGACAAATAAAACAGACGATCAAAAGAAAAGAGCATTAATATCTGCTGCTAGATGGATTGATACTTTAGTTTTTTATGGAGATAGATGTGATGATGGACAGGCATTAAAGTTTCCAAGAAATAATTATCAAGTAGATGGTGTTGAATTGGCTTGTTCTAAAATTCCTGAAGGAATTAAATATGCACAATATGAACTAGCTAGGGCATTGGCAAATGATACTGATGCGATTACTGGTACTACTGGTAAAGATGGTAATTTTGAAGAAGTTGCTCTTGGCGATCTTAGAGTTAAATATAATACTGAAAGTCAGGGAACGGGTTCTGTTAATAATATTTTAGATGTTTACCCGTGGTTACAAAGTTATCTTGGTGCGTATATGCTAGGTGGAGCAGGAAGTTTTCAAATGAGGGTAGTTAGAGGATAATGGCAGGACAATTAGACTCACTATTTAAAAATGTAGCCAAAAGTATTGTATCTCAGTTAGGTACATCACAAGATTACAGTATTACTTATACAAAGAAAGCATCTCCTTCATATAACACTTCCACGGGAGCTTTGACTACAACTGATACTAGCTACAGTATTAAAGTTCCAATATCATTTATCAGATCAGAAGAAGAAACTGGTCAAGAGATGAGACAAGCGAGATTATATATAACACCAGATCAGATAGGAGATAACCAAGTCGATATGGATGATGAGATTACACTAAGTTATGCTGGTTCAAATAGAGTTGCACAGATAGTTGATATTGATACAAAAAGAGGCGGACAAGTTTATTTATTTACTATTTTGGTGCGTTTCTAATGCCTGTTACTAGAAGACTAGAAGATTTGCCTAAAGATTTAGATAGCAAAATTAGTGCAGATTTTAATGAGTTACTGCAAGAAGTCCATTCAGATTTATCAGCAAAAGGTGTTGAACGGGAAAAAATGCCAGTATGGACAGGTTTTTTTGCTTCTAGCTGGAAGGTTCAGGGAACTCCTCTTATTCCAACAGATAAAGTAGAAAATTATGAACCCTGGGCAAGTATAAAAAGAGAAGCTTCAGAAGAATTTTTTAGAACAGGAAAATCTTCAAGACCTAAAAAACCTAAAATTGAACCACGATTTCCTATCGGAGAAGAACAACGAATTTTTAATTATAGAAAACCTGTTTATATTGGAAATAAAGCAGTTTATTCAATATATGTTTTAGAGTCTGGCAGCTTACAAAGATATATAGGTGGGTTAGGAAAGAAAATAAAAAGAAAAATGACGGATAAAGGTAAAGTACGATTTGGACAACGATATACTACAAAAGGTTTTGGATCTGTGAAACCAAAAACTATTGTTTCTTATTAGGATTTTTATTATGACCTTAGTAAATACAAGAGCAGCATTTGAAAAAGCAGTAACAGACGCAGTTGCAGCAGCAGATAATACTGTTGAGATGGTTTATGACAATGTTCATTACACTACACCTGGTAAGACTAAAAAATATATTTTAATGAGTGTAGATTTTAACCAATCAACCTTACAAAATCAGGGAGCAGCTTCAGATTATTATGCTGGTGTTATCCAATGCAATGTTTACGTTCCAAAATCAAAAGGTACTTCTGTTTTATCGTCTATTTCTGAAGCTGTTATTGATGGATTAACTTCAGTAAATGCTTCTAATTATTCAGATACTTTTAGTTGTAAACCTAGAGTATTAGACATAAACGGTCCAACTCCATTGGAAATAGAGGATAGAAGTCATTTCATTGGAATAATATCTTGTCAATTTTCAGCAAATGCCTAGTATAATAGAATAGCAATCTAATAAATTTATGGAAGCAATAGAACTTCTCAAGAACAAATTTGGTGTAAGCCAAAAATATATGTATGGATTAAAAGATGGAGATGAAGTGGTTTTACAAATCTACTGGAATCCATTAACTCTTGCAGAAAGAGAATCTATTGTTGCCATGTCTGGAGATGATTCATCTGCTGATGATTTTGCATTAAGTCTTTTAATTACAAAAGCTCTTGATAAAGATGGTAAAAGATTATTTCAAGATGGTCATAAAGCATCTTTAAGAAGAGAAGTAAATGCTTCTATACTTCAGGAAATACAACTAGCAATGTTAAATTCTGGATCTGAATACAAAATGGAGGAAGCGAAAGCAGATTTAAAAAGCTAATAATAACTGGCATTTTATATATTTTTTAGCTTCAGAGTTAGGGCTTACTGTTCGAGAATTGTGCCAACAAATGACACAAGAAGAACTAATAGGTTGGTCTGGATATTATGAATTAAAAAGAGAAATAGAAGAAAAAACAATTCAAGAAGCAAAAACTAAATCACGAGCAAGAAAACGCTAAAAGCGGTACACTAAAATAAAGTTTTGATTTTATTGTGGCTGATTACGGTGTAAATATAAAATTTAATATCGTAGGAGAATCTGGTCTTGATAGGGCAAAAAAGAAAGCAGAGGAATTAGCAAAAAGTGTAGATAGTATTCGTGGTATTGATATAGAAAACCCTAGAAATGTTGGAGGTAAAGGAGGAAAACGTGCTCGTAATCAGATAAAAAAATACAGACAAGACATGGAAAACCTTGTCGAAACTGTAAGTAAAGGAGAGAAAGTTTTTGGAAAAACTGCTAATCAACAGATGGCAGCAGCAGATTCTTTGCAAGAATATGTAAACCAATTAACTATAGGAACACCAAAACATAAAGCTGCTACTGCTGCCTTACATAAACAAACAAAAGGCATGGATTTGAATAATAGTATGTACCTTCAAAATACTAAACTTCAAAATCAAAATACAAAAGCAACTAAAGAAAACTCAAAAGCCAAACAACAAAACGCTAAATATCAAAAAGGCAATATGGGCAATATTCTTAGTAGTGGAATTATTGGTGGTTCGTTTCCTTTATTATTTGGGCAAACAGGTGCAGCAGCAACAGGTGGTGCTATTGGTGGTGCAGCAGGTGGAATGATAGGAGGTCAATTTGGTTTTGCTTTATCTATTGCAGGTACAGCAATCGGACAGTTTATAGAACAACAAGACAAAATGAATGAATCAATAACTCAACTTGATTTTGTATTAAGAAATGCTGGAAGTTCAGCAGAGTTTACCAGAGACAATATTAGAGAACTTGCAACAGCTTTAAATGTAACCAAAGATGAAGCTATTGCAATGGCTGGTGCATTTGCAAGATTTGGAGATACAGGACAAGCTGCTGCATTTATTTTTGGAGATAATCCAAATACTTTTAAAAATTTAGCTGCTGTTAATGATACTAAAACTGCTATGGCAGCTATTTTGGATACAAGTAATCAATTAAGTATTGAACAGCAAATTCAATTATTAAGAGAAGCAAAAGTAACAGGATTTAAAAATTTACAACTTGAAGTATCTAAAGCCATATTAAAAGCAAATCTTGATGCAGAATTAGCACAAGCCAGGGAAATAAAACTAAGAGATAGAGCAAGATTTATTCTTAGTGAAATTTATCGGATTACGAACTTAATAAATACTTTTGGGCAGGTTGATTTAGGAGAAGTTGATCCAGGTTTATTTTTAGATGCTAGCGAGCGAATGGAACTTCGTGTTGAAAAAGTTTTAGAAAAATTTAAGGAATTAGAAGAAGGTTTACCAACTATTCAGGAAT